CTATCTGCGAAAAGCTTGACAGGCAGTTACAGCGCATAGAAAGCGAGGTACACGATGACCCTTGACCGACTCGAAGCCTACCGCGCCGAGCGTGCCGCACTCGAAGCCGTCACCGAGGAGCTTGCTGAGCATGAGACACAGGTCGCAGTGCAATCGGCAGCCACGCCCCCGTATTCGCTTCACACAGCCACGCTGACGGGCTTGCCAAGCACTCCGAGGGTAATTTCACTATTCGAACGTCAGGCGGCTCTACGGGCTTCCTGCTTCGCTGTGGAGCGTTTCGCCGAGAACCTCGACGACCCCGAGCTTCGGGAGATAGTCAGACTTCGGTTCATGGCTCCGCGCCGCCACTCGTGGCAGGAGATAGCGCTCGCGTTGGGGTATCGGGACGAGGGCACGCCCCGAAAGCGCTTTGTGAAATTTATACAAAATCAGCGGTAAATCTTTGGAGACCCGTTCCGAAAAATCCGAAATGAGGTGTGGTATAATTAAACTGGAGACAGTACGTATTCCGACAATAGCACCCACCAACAGCACCTCCGCGAGAAACGGGGGTGTTGTTTTTGGACCCGGGACTATCGTCGGGTCGGGAACGAAAGGGGCGATAAAAATGACCTCCGCCAAGCGTGCCGAGTTTATGAAGGGACAGCAGGCACAGTTCAACTCCAACCGCAGGAAGATACTCGCAAGCCAAGATGTTTGCGGCATCTGCGGCAAGCCTGTTGACAAATCGCTGAAATATCCTCACCCGCTCTCGCCGACCATAGATCACATTATCCCCCTCGAAAAAGGCGGGCACCCTTCGGACATCGGGAACCTACAGCTTGCGCACTTCACCTGCAACAGGCAAAAGTCCGACAAGCTGTTCGAGCCCCCCGCGCAGGTCAAAGCCCCCGAGAAGATATCGAACCGCGTTCTGCCGCAGACCTTCGACTGGCGCAGCGTATGAGGATATTAACTTGACTTTCGGACTTTGCAAGGCAGTCATTCGGGAACATGATACGAACGCGGTCACGGCAGCGGTGCCGGACTTCTGCGGCGAATTTTTTCGGGTTTCGGAGGGTGATGACGTTCGGAAGCACTCCGATCGGCGGCACACAGCTCCGAAATTCGGCATGGGGGGTACTCCCCCCTGTCATAGGGGGCGTTTTAGTTCAACCGCCGCATTGCAAAAATATCTTGCGGAGGATATGAACAAATAGAACTATATGAAACGAGGTGAACGGCGGTGAGCGTAGGCGACGAGTTCGGACGGCGCGTGAGCGATGACGAGCTTTGCGCGGCGGTACGGCAGGCAGTCGAGGGCGGCGACGAGGACGCGCTCCGTCGGCTCGGATTCGGGGGCTTTGGCGGCTACGCACAGCGGCTCTCGGAGCTTATGAGCGACAGCGTGCGCGAGGGTCACGACCCGAAGGCGGAGGACTTCGCCGCGATCATGGAGGAGGTCGCCAGACCCGTGCATTACGCCCACCACCTCGTGAACGAAGCGGGGACGGCGATCCAATCGGCAAAGGATAAGCCGCTCGGCATTCACATGAAGCCCATCGAAACCGACTTCGATGACGACGCGCTCAAAAGCACCGTCGGCAATGCCGCGAGCATGGAGACCCCCGAAAAGACGGTCGAAGCCCTTGCGGAGGGTCTCGCCTACGCGGTCAAGAAAACGGGCAACGACTTCATCAAAGCGAACGCCGAAGCTCATTCACGTGCAGGCTTCGAGGTGAAAGTGAAGCGGAGCGGCTCGACAAAGTGCTGTCCGTGGTGTGCGGCGCGGATAGGCTCATGGGCGATTGCCAACGCTCCCGACGGGGTGTTCGGCTGTCACGCGAACTGTTCCTGCACGGTGGAGTACACAAGCTCCACGGGCGCAAAGACTTCTGCGAGGGGTGCAAACCTCCACCGCTACGGAACGGGGGCGTTCGTTGAGGTCGGGTATGAGCCGCCGCACGTCGGAGCTGTGCAGGGTGCTGAAAAAGCGCCGCATAGGTTGACAGGCGGGGCAAATGGTGGTATAATCAATTATGCAAAGGTGATTGATTCAATGTTTTACGCTGATGATTATGAATATCAGACCTACACAAAAGAAGAAATAATCGAGCATTTGAAAACATCAGAGATCGGATTAGAAACAATTCAGTATTTAGAGAATAACCCTAAAGTTAAAATCAAACTTTCAGAAGACCCGGAAGCGACCGTCAGAGGGGAACATGAAAAAAATCTATTGACCATTTGGCTAAATAATTGTCGAAATGTGAGAGTGGCGGCTCAAACTGTCGTTCACGAGGTTGCACATCACAGATACAATATTGGCGGAAGTCAATTAGCAGAAGCAATTTGCTTTGCTTTTGAAAAAATGCATTTGGAGAACAGAAAATATTTGACACAGGAAGAATGGGATACTCTTGCAGAAATAGCGAGGAAAGCCTATCGGGAATTACCGGCTGTGGGAGGTGTAGATCATCTTGAAAGATTTGATTTCATTGTTAAAAAAAGGTGAAAAAGTAGTATGCCCTTCATGCAAAAAGGGCTTTATTAAACCGGTAAATGAAAGTGGGAAAGACATTGATATTACTGAAATCCATTTTTTCAAATGCACAAAGTGCGATTACTACATCGAAAAGATTCCACTCATTACGATCGAATAGTGAAAAATAAGCCGCCCTCCGGAGGTGAGAACGGCATGGATAAAAAAGACAAATCGAAAGTCGAAATGATAGAAGCTGTCAGCCACCTGATTTTTAGCATTTCAATCACCCTGCTGACATTGGTGACGGTTGCGGTTATCATTTCGGAGCATTTCTAATAAATCAACAAGCACCCCGCTCCGGCAGGGTGTTTTCTTATACCCGAAAGGAGCTGAACCCATGAAAAAGATAGAAGCAGCGGTCATTATGGCATACACGGGGGTGTGTCTGCTCGTCGGCGAGGACATGGCGATATTTCAGCGCTATGTCTGCGGACTTCTCGGGCATCCGATCTGGTCGCATGAATATCCCGCCTACGCCGACAAGATCAAAGAGCTTAGCGAAAAGGATTTTCGTGAGATCATGGAAAATTTGAAGGAGTAAAGGAGCTGACCCCATGAAAAAATATCTCCGCTGTTTTCTGATTCAGCTTGCCGCGTACATCACGGCGCAGACCATGACGGCGCGTATGCGGAAGGCTCTCGAACGACCCGAAAGGAGCTGAACCCCATGACCGACATTTACAGCAACATCAAAATGAGCAGTAAAGAAATGCTCGCATATCGGAATAAAGTCGAACAGGACAACCCCGGGTATACGGTCACTTACCTCGACATCAACGTGCGAGGTGACGACGTGGAGCTGACCGCGACACTTTCGGCGGTCAAGTTCCGGCGCATACGCCGCATAACGGGCTACCTCGTCGGCACTCTCGACAGGTTCAACAACGCCAAGCGCGCGGAGGTGGACGACCGCGTGAAGCACACGAAAATATGAATATGAAAAACAAACACAGGGGGTGCGGAAATTGCAGACCTACGGCATAGAATACCTGCGGAACAAGCTCGAAGTCAAGCGCACTCGGGTAAATCTGCGGTATTCGTATTACGATATGAAACAGATATTTTCGGCTGTGTCCCCCGTGATACCGCCGAATTTCGAGCATCTTATGAGCGTCCTCGGTTGGTGTAAGACGGCTGTGGACACCCTCGCGGACAGGCTCGTTTTCGACCGCTTCGCAGAGGACAGCTATTATCTCGGCGAGATATTTTCGATGAACAATCGCGATATTTTCACCGCGGCGGCGGTGCGCGATGCCCTGATAGCAGGGTGTTCGTTCGTCTACATCTCGTCCGATGAGAGCGGCTATCCCCGTTTGCAGGTCATAGACGGCGGCGAAGCGACGGGCATCATCAACCCGATAACCAATCTTCTGACCGAGGGCTACGCCGTCCTCGAACGGGACGAGCGCACTCTACAGCCCGTCTGTGAGGCATACTTCACCGCCGAGAAAACCACAGTATTCCGCAGCAAAAAGCCCGTGCAGGAGATCATCGACCCCACGGGACACCCCCTGCTCGTGCCGATCGTATTCAAGCCGTCTGCAAAACGTCCCTTCGGTCAGAGCCGTATCACAAGGGCGAATATGTCGCTCATGCGGTCGGCGGTGCGGACTTTGTGGCGCTCGGAAATATCCGCAGAATTTTACAGTTTTCCGCAGAAGTACATCACCAACCTCGATCCCGCTTCATACGACGCTTTCGACAAGTGGAAAGCGACGATCGCAAGCTTCCTCTACTTCGAAAAAGACGAGGAAGGCGATCACCCGATACTCGGACAGTTCCAGCAGCAGAGTATGACCCCCTACACCGAACAGCTCAAAATGTTCGCAAGTGTTTTTGCAGGTGAAAACGGTCTGACACTTGACGATCTCGGATTCTCCACCTCGAACCCCACCACCGCCGAAGCTATCAAAGCCGCTCACGAGAACCTGCGGCTGACGGCGCAGGCGGCGCAGAGGTCGTTCGGGACGGGTCTGATAAACGTCGGCTACCTCGCCGCCTGCCTGCGTGACAGGCAGAAATACGACCGCTTTGCGTTCGCAGATGTCAAGACCGACTGGCAGCCGATATTTACAGTCGAGCCGTCAGAGCTTGGCACTCTCGGCGACGCGGTGCTGAAAATCCAGCAAGCCTTCCCCGACTACTTCACCGAGGATAAATTACGGCGGCTGACGGGGCTTTGACCATGGCTGAAAACCGCATAGGACGGCAGACCCCGACCGTCAGCGCAGTCCTGCCGTACAAGGAGACACGGGGCGGCGAGGCTATCTTGTTATACGACCAATCCTCGAAAAAGGCTCTCGAATGGCAGGAGCTGATGATGTACGACATCATGGCGGTAAACGAGGACGGCACTTGGCGGCACATGAAATTCGGGTGGAGCATACCAAGGCAGAACGGCAAGTCCGAACTGCTGATAATGCGTGCGATCTGGGGGCTTCTTCATGACGAGCGTGTACTTTACACGGCGCACGTCGTCAATACCTCGCATTCGGCGTGGGAGAAGATAACGGTCATGCTCGATGAGATGGGTTTCGTGGAAAACGAGGATTTCAAGAATCTGAAAAACAAAGGCTCGGAGCAGATAAAATACCTCAAAGGCAAGGGCGTTATCAATTTCCGCACGAGGACGGTCAAGGGTGGTCTCGGTGAAAGTTACGATCTGCTTATCATCGACGAAGCGCAGGAATACACC